CACCAATATCTGGTTGACCCACATTGTAATTAGGTGCACTCACTACTTGATTAGAACAATATAGATAAAGGCCAACATCGTTATTACCATTAGGCTGTTCAAAGTATTGAAAGGTCTGGTCTGATGCGCCACCGAAAGGACCACCTGCACCTATATCTTGTTCTATACCAATACTAACAGATTCTTGATTACCAAAGGCACTCACATACATGTGTAAGAACTCTTCACTATCTAAAAAGTTAGATTCGTATGTATAACCTGTATTCTCAAAGATCTGATCCCATAGCCTTTTAGCTCTAACCATAGGTTTAAACCTTGAAGCTGGTAGGGCATTATTTTGATGTGTAAAGGCTTTATCAGCACCTTGCCCACCTGAACCAATAGCAATAGTTGGAGCATTTAGGGCGCCATTTATATCATAAGAGTTACCATGATCTATAAGAGGGAATAACAAGTCACCATCTGCATAACCATCGGTTGGTGTACCACCACCTGATACTGATGGGAAAGCATCCCAACTATCTCTAACCTCTTGTTGACCTATACCTGAGGTAAAGTCTGCAGCATTAGTATAGTTAACTGGTAAGTCTTGCCAATTAAAATCAGTAAACTGTAATTGACACATAGTTAACTCACCAATAGCTGAACTAAAGTCTCTGGTCTCTCCTAAGAATAAGAGTTCGTAATCTACTTTATCTAGGTCTCCATTAGCAAAGATCTTCTGTAGTCTAACATGGCCTGTTTTAAACTCAGCACCATCTACAAGTATCTGAGCAGGTTTCTTAATAGTAATATCAAAGTCTATCCCATCTAGTTCGAACGCATTCTCAAAGAACACATTGTTACCTCTAGTTGCAGGCACCTTAAAGGTTCTACTGAATACTGATGTAGCATCTGCACTTGTAATATCTTCTATACTAAGTGTTAGCTTAATAGGCTGTGTTTCATAAAGATCTAAGAAGATTGCATCTTCGTTAGAGGCTCCATCGAATGGGTATACTTTTAATTGTACCATATTATCCTCTCATTGATTTAATGTTTGTAGCTAATCTAAAGTTAACTGTGTATTGGAACAGTCTATCTTTTCTATATGTCTTCTCGTTGTATGTTGTATTAGTAATAGTTACTGGTACCCATTGGTTAGCGTAAGGCCCTGTTGAGAATTTGGCTTTTACTTCTGCTGATTGGAATAAGTGTTTTAGTAACTCTGACTCTGCATCTTGCATATAGCCTGATTGCACACTAAAGTCATTTTGTATCTTTTGTGAGTATGTGGTGTACCCTCTGTCTTGTAGGTCTACAGTGTAACCTGCAGAGTTAAAGTCAGCTGGGCCTTTCAAGAAATTATTATTCTTGGTTTTAGTTGTATGGTTAACCCTCTTAGTAAATGTAAAGTAGTCTCTGTAGCCATACGAGTTCTGCCATGCAAACTGTACATGTGGGTAATCGTTACAAGGCTCTTCGTTAATGATAAACTTCTGAGCTCTCCATGCAGCTGCAGTCATGACATCTATTTGTGATTGTGCATCGTCTGAACAACCCCATACTGCAGGTATAATATAATAATATGCAGTAGCGGCATTCAGTGGTACCATTAAGTTAGCAGGTCCTACGGCTGCTGTGATAGTTTGGAAGTCACCACTAATTAGAGTACCTTGACCAATTGTTAGGTTAGGTCCTCCACCGTTAGCCTGTGCGTTAGCAATAATATTAGTTTGTATTGCACTTGATGAGGTTGCACTATATTGTAAGATATAGAAGGCTTCGATACCCTGTACTGCTGCATTAGGTGGTGAGGTCGCTGAACGTTCTACTGGATTATAGAATGTCTTAGTTAACTCATCATTAAGATATACATTGTGTACATCGATACCACCTGGTGAACTGTAGATACTATTAGACTTTCCAGGTAACTCATCAGCTATTGTATAACTGTTATCACTTAGTGGCTTTGCAGTTCTATCAATGACCGAACAAGGTAGGGCTGAATCGTCACCACTAATCTTTGGTTGGTATGGGCCTGTATCAAACGGTACTTGAAAGTATTGCTTAGAGCCTGCGATTACTGTAAAGACCTCAGGGTATACAACCCAATGACCTGGTTGACCTGCAGCTGGTATAACACCACCAGACTCTGCAGCGTATTCTATCTGATATTCTAATAGAGTTGCACCTGCTAGTGACAGACGATTATTCTGAGCTGTAAACCCAGAAGAGGCAAACTGTGAATCTACCGTATTGGCTTGTGGTCCTACATAAGACTGTAAGACATTTTGTATATCAAAGATAGCACGACCTATTCTATTAGGTGTCTGTCTAATATCTGCGACAGGGTCTGTTTGCCCTACTATATAAATCCTAAGTGCATATTTGTCTGCAGTTTGAATTGTATCGATACCACCTAGCGTTATTGGGTTTGCCCCATAAGCCATATCAAATGGTGTACTTGGTGTTTGTTGAACTGTTAATGCCATAGTTAAAATTCTCTAGTTAGGGCTTGTGTCACTCCATCTGCTACTGCCGCTGCTATTACATCGACATCAAAGAAGGATTGTGGTTTAAGACCCATTTTATATATTTGTTTTCTTGCACCGAAGGCCAGGTCGCCTCCGATCATCTCGTAATTACCTGAAAAGCCAAAGCGTCTACCCGCAGTAGGTTGTGGTACACCAAATCTAGGTACCTCACGCGCTGGGGCGTTCTGCATGCCATCTACTCCATAGTTCTGAAAGATACCATAGTATAACATCTCAATGGCCAGTGCGTCATCCTGTATCACGGCCTTGATAGACTGTCTTAGTGCTCCAGTATCTGTAGGTGCTCCTGCCTTAATGTCATCTACTATACGTCCACCTATTTGTGTAAGTATCGGTGACAGGTTTGACATAGTCTCACCGAAGTCTTGTAATGCTGATTCGAATTCGTCTACTGTCATGTTGTTCTAGTTATTGTTAGGAATTTAGCACTAGGTATTATACTACCTCCACTAAGATCTACATTAGGTCCAGGTGCTGCCAGTCTTATTGGTATTATACCCCTTATATTACCACTTGTATTCTCGTACGTACCTTTGACTTGTACAGTGGCTACACCTGGCGCCGTAGGTAGTGTTAAGTTAGTATATGTCAGTGGAATGCTACCATCTCCAATCATTTCCCATTCAGGTAAGAATGTAGTACCTGAGAATGCATTAGCACTCCAATCCATTGTAATCTGTGCTTCTATAGTTAATAACTCACCAGGCATTACCCATATCTCTGGGAAGAAACCAGAGTCAGGAAATAGTTCTCTAATATTAGCACCTTCGAATGGCCTTAGAGGCTCTAACGAAAAGATGTTACCTTGATCAAATGAGTAATCTGTTGGCGTGGCAGGATCAATGTATTTGTCACATACTAGATTATATGAGTGCATTGCCATATAGGCTAATTCGTTCATTGGCTCCTTTGAGTCTGCCATAAACTCTATGTTGTACCCGTTGTTATCTCCGTATACAGTACCAGTCTCTTTACTACCACTATTACAGAATGCAGGTCTTTGTTGACCCATTACGAATGACTTACCAGCGTAGCCCCTAGTAGGTTGATGATGTTCTAACTCTACGCCGATTAACATCCTGTTTTGTGCGGCTTGTACCCCGACCCAGTTTTGTAATGACTGTGTAGGGTTATTAGCACTCGGTGTTGCTGTAGTAGGTATAAAGAAATTAAGTGACTGATTAAAGCCTAAGATATTACCAGTGCCACCTACATTGTAAGTCTCTGTTAGGTTACCCATGCCATTGTCAGCTTCTACCCAATACCAAAATACGTTAGTGTCAGGGTTTGACTCTGGGTACACTCTGACTACGACACCGTTAGCATCCTTCTCGAATACTAATTCATCATACCATCTTGTATAGTGTATACCACTAATACCTCCTACTTGGTCATTACAACCCTTGGCTATACCGCCTGTAATATTACAACTCATAGATCTTTATGTCTGTGTTTATGAATTCCATTTGTGCTTCATCGCCCGGGCTATTTGATAAGAACTCGTAATTAATTGCAAGGTTTATATCCGGATCTAATGCAGGTACCGTAAATAGATATTTGGCTTCCCACTCAAACTCTGTGGTAGTTGTTTGACCTTCTGGCCATGTTGTATCTGCTGCAGGCACTCTAATAAACGGAGGCACATTTGAGAATGTACATGATACCATGTTAACACCAGGTAAGCCAATATATGGAGCGCTAGTAATAGGCTTTGCTTCTAGAGCCTTTGCAGTACCCGTTATTACTACTTCATATTGGCGTGTGGAATTATTTAAAAATACTGACTCATAATAACAATTTTGCCATAGTCCTTGTGGATCGTATGTAGGTTGTTGAGTCCCGATAGTTGCACCAATAGGATCTGGTTCTAGAACTTGATTAGGTTCGAACTCATACGCTACTATTTCTTCTTTTGCAATCGGTGTAATACAATCATTAAGTGCTAACGGCAATTCCATCTCTAGGGTTGCCGTCATGCCCGCTACTGTATCTTGGAATCTCTCCTTGAATGGGGTTAGGTTTACATTTAGTGTTAGGTCAAAGTCCTGATATGGCTTAGCGAATCTTAGATTAGCCAATATATCATCAACATACTGTTGGCAATCAGACTGTACCTTTAGGTAGTTGGCGAACCCACTAGTTGGGTCTTCTTGTACCACGTCCATTACTATGAGGTTAAACCTGTGTGTAATGGTCTGTCCTGTTCTAGTAGACTGTGTAGGATTAAGGAATGCGTATGGGTAGTCTACTCGAGTACCCTCATCTACCGTCTTAATATCTGTTATGGCTCCGTATCCGAAGTCCTTGAGTATTAGGTGTCTATCGACCGTGCCTTTAATACTATCTACGAGTTCTTTGTAAGTCATGTTGTCTCTTTTGTTGTAATTGTCTCTGGTTCTCCTCAAGGACCTTTTCCTTCTGTAGAGCCATAAAGTTTAGAACTTTCTTTAGAGGTTGTTCCGTTACCTCATCTATGTTTAGTATGTTATCACCGGCAATTGATACAATAACCTTATACCAACTACGGGCTATATTCATCTTATCGTTAACCTCTGTGTTACCGTCTAGTTCTGCCTGGTCTAACTCTTTATCTGTGATACCAAATAAGACCTTATATTGTCTGTATGTGTATGTGCGGAATGACGCAAACTTGTCAATGGCCCACATGGCTTCATCAGCCCACTTAGCATCGGGTGCTACCAGTGCTGTAATTTCATTAAAGTATTTGTCTAACCCTAAGGCTAGGTATACATCTAGATCTACAAATTGACCGAACGTAATTTGCTCTAGGTCTATTGTAGCCGTCTCTCTTCTATCATTCATTGAATTAATTATGAATGATATGGCCAACTCAAGTGCTTGGCGGTCTGCCTTCACTAGGAGTGGTAGGGGTGCTCCACTTAGTTGTGCAATAATCATAGGCCAGTAACTAGGATCATCCCAATCAAACTGTAAGGCTTTCGAGTACTGATCTACTGTCAACCTTTCAGGGATTCCGTATTGCTTTCCGTTTATGTTTATTTGTACCATCTACTTAGAAATATAAATTAGGGTTAATATGAATTACCTCGGCCCATGACAGCATAAGTACCCAAGGTTTTATTTTGTTTACGGTTGTAGTTAGCAATTGCCAGCGAGATCACACAGTCATCGTGTAAGCCACTTGGATGGCCGTACCTGATGTTTCTGGTCTTCGGATTATATTCATACGTAAATACTTCGAGTTCGCTCAGAAGCGCTGGAAATGTGTGGCTATCTGGAATACCAATGGTGTCCTCATTCATGTCAAGTATCAGGCCTTCTACGATTTCATTCTTTGATTTACTTGTAGTAATAAAGGGATGTGTATCTTGCCATTGTTTCTTTATCATCTCGTATACTACATCACCTATTGAGTTAACCTCTATCATTACTGTGGCCTGGTACTTCTTAATACGTGTTAGTATCTCTCTTGTCATTGTGGTCCACTCTTGTGCATTGGCTCTATAGATGTCAATGACCT